GTGAGGCAGGGTTCTCGAAAAGTCAGGCCACCGCAATCGCGGGCAAAGGCCTGACGCCGCTGTTCCAGAGTGAGTCTGGCAGCACTACTTCCGACTTTCTGTCGGCCCTTATGGCGCAAATGCGCGTCTGAATATTAGCCTGCAAATAAGGACTATTACATGAGCGATCAAAAAACCGCCGAGCAGCTTGCCGGCGAAGTCAAAGGCGTGCTCGATGCCCGCTACAGTGAAGTGCAAGCCAGCCTCGATACCAAGCAGGCAGAATTGCGGTCTATGCTGGAAACAAGACACGACGAGATCAAATCTGACCTTGATAGCAAACATGACAAGGTAAAGGCCTTGGCCGAAGAAGCGCTGGGCAAAGCACAGCGCGGCGAAGATTTATCCGTGGCTACAAAGCAGCTGGCCGATGAAGCACTGACCGCGCTTAACAATGCCAAAGCCCGCCTTGACGAGGTTGAGCAAAAGCTTGCCCGCAGGGTAGCCGAAGATACGGCCCCTCAATTCAAGACCATCGGCGAACAAGTTGTAGCAGATGACGCGATTAAGGCATTTTTGGGCAATAGCACAGTGCGGGGCCGCGCCAGTGTAGAGGTAAAGGCTATTATCTCGGCGCTTACCACGGACGCTAATGGCTCGGCGGGCGACCTTATCGTGGCCGACCGTCTGCCTGGCATTGTGATACCAGGCCAGCGTCGTCTGACCGTGCGCGACCTGCTGACGCCAGGGCGGACTGCTAGCAATTCAGTGCAGTATGTTAAGGAGACCGGCTATGCCAATGCGGCAGCTTCGCTTTCGGAGACCGCAGGTACAACCAAACCGCAGTCAGACATCAAGTTTGATGTACTGACCAGTAACGTCACGACGATCGCGCACTGGGTTTTGGCGACACGCCAGATCCTTGACGACGTGCCGATGCTTCAATCCTACATCGACGGACGGCTTCGTTACGGATTGGCGCTTGTTGAAGAAAACCAGCTGCTAAACGGCAGCGGAACAGGCACGGACCTTGCCGGCATTTACACGCAGGCAACAGCCTTTACGCCGCCGATTACGATCCCTGCAACGGTGACCCGGATTGATGTGCTGCGGCTTGCTATGTTGCAGACAGCGCTCTCAGAACTGATGTCAACTGGCGTGGTGCTCCATCCTGCAGATTGGGCAGCCATCGAACTGCTTAAAGATAGCCAGGGCAGGTTTATTGTTGGCAACCCGCAAGGCACTCTTACGCCAACGCTTTGGGGGCAGCCGGTAGTCTCCACGCAGTCGATGGCAACTGGCAAGTTCTTGACAGGTGCGTTTCAACTGGGTGCCCAGATTTTCGATCGCATGGATGCAGTGGTCGAGATTTCTACCGAAGATGACCAGAACTTCCGCAAAAACTTGGTGACAGTGCTGGCAGAAGAACGCCTTGCGCTTGCGGTCTACCGGCCCGAAGCCTTTGTGAAGGGTGACTTTGCGGCCGCAGCGACGGCAGCCACCAAGATTTGATAAAAGAGGGCTGGCTTTCGGGCCGGCCCTTCATTTTATAGGAGAACGCCGCCATGCTTTTAAAGGCACGCGACACTATTCACGTAAGTAGCGTAAGTTCAGATAATATTATTACCGGCCAGACCTTCGAGATCGACGCATTGGCAGGAGCGAGCCTCATCAAGCGAGGTCTTGCCACTGAAGTCGGTGCGGCTGCGGTAAAGTCAGAGCCTGCCGCGCTATCCAAATCTGAAACTACGCCCAAGGCAAAGCAGCAAGAAACGCAGACCGCCTTGACCAAATCTGGAGCGAACATTCGCAACAAGGCTGGTTGATGTCCGAGATACTCGTCATCGCTCCGCCACAGGACAGAGCAGTGACGCTTGAGGAAGCTCGGCAGCAACTGCGACTTGATGCAAGGGACGAGGATCTGCTGCTGGGGGCCAAGCTCGATGCCGCCCAGGCGGAACTGGAGCTGCAAACCGGCCTCAAGTTGTGCGAACAGACCCTCGAATTGCAGCTTGAAGGCTGGGAAGACGAAGTCACTGTGCCGGTCCGGCCCTGCACAGTAGCTGAGATCCGCTTCACTGCGGCAAACGGCAACATGACCGTCCTGCCGGAGAGTGATTATGTCGCTCGTCGGCGCAATGGGTTTACCCGCATCCGCCCGGCTTCGGCCACATCATGGCCAGAGCTTGGCACAGACGGTCTGATCCAGATCACCTTGTCAGCCGGATTTTCAGACACAGCCCCTGATCTCCAGATCGCCCGGACCGCGATCCTGGTCAAAGTTGCCTCTATGTTTGAAAACCGTGAAGGCGCGCCCTGTCTCGCCTTCGAGAGCCTCTTGGGACAGCTCAAATGCCGCTGGATCTAGCCTCGAGCCTCGACACAAGGATCCGGATCGAGCGCAAGTTGGTCACACGGGACCCGCAATACGGAACCGAACAGGTCACTTGGGGACAGTTTGCTTATGTCTGGGCCGAGGTGAGGGACATTCTTCCATCTAAGGCTGAACGTTTAGCGGACAGTGTCCAGATTGCTCGCAGGCCTGCGCGTATCCGGATACGTTATTTGGCGGGGCTCGTTGCTGATATGCGCGTCATCTTCGACAATCGCATTCACCAGATTGTCTCTGGCCCGGCGACGCTTGGCCGGCGCGAGGCCATGGAAATCATGGTCGAAGAACACTCCAGTCAAGGAACCGCACCATGACTATAAAGTTGAAGGGCGGACCTGAACTGCTGCGCTTGCTTGATGAACTGCCCAAGAACCTTGAGCGCAACGTTATCCGCGGCGGGCTTCGCGCTGGCGCCAAGGTGATCCAGCAACAGGCGAAGGCCAATGTCCCTGTCCGCACAGGCAAGCTCAAGACGGCGATCGGCATCGGCACGCGGGTTGAGGGCAGTAAGCTCTCCTCCTACGTTAAACTGCGCGGAACAGGCTCATATGTTGGCCTGTTCATCGAATATGGCGTTGCGCCGCACCTGATTTCGGTTTCCGATGCAGACAAGCCAGTACGCGAGACACGCCGCGGCCCCCGTGCGGTGTCGATCGGCACGATCAACAAGATGGTGAAACGTGGCAGCCTGAAGATTGGCGAGAACTTCGTCGGTGCCGTGGTTATGCACCCGGGCCACGCCGCCAAACCCTTCTTGCGCCCCGCTCTCGACCAGAAGGCCGAGGAAGCCGTGGGCGCCATGGGCGCCTACATCGCCCACCGCGTGCAGATTGGTGATCTCAAGGCTCCGAAGCTCGAGATCGACGACGAATGAACGGGGTTATTGCGGTCCGTACCCTCCTGGTAACCGACACCGGGATGACGGCGCTTGTTCCTGAAGCGCGTATTGCCGCTGGAATGCTGCCCCAGGGCACAGACTTGCCGGCGATATCGCTGATGTCGGTCAGCAGCGCTGATCGCAACATCCCGGCACCGAGCCACAAACGCCGGGTGACCGAGCGCGTGCAGGTGACCGTGCTTGCGGCGTCTTACCGCCAAGTAAAAGCCATTCTCTCGGCTGTCCGCAGGGCTACTGCCGACCAAATGCCCATTATCGACGGGCTCTTTGACGTGACCGTCCACACAGACACCGCCGGGCCAGATTTCCTCGACGAGGAAACCGGCATCCACATGCAGACGCAGGATTTGCGCGTCTCATTCAACGAGGCGCGTTGAAGCCTCCCCTTCAATAAGGAACCACTCCCATGACCGTTCGGACTTCCGCCGGCACCACCTTGAAGGTGTCGGCCTCTACCCCTGCGACCTTTGATGCCACCGGCTACAACGCGCTGACCATGACCACGGTTGGTGAAGTTTCCGACCTTGGCGAGTTCGGCCGCGAGTTCAATCTCGTGACCTTCAACCCTGTCGGCAGCCGCGGCGTCGTCAAGAAGAAGGGCAGCTTCAATCAGGGCACGATGACCATCCAGATGGGCCTCGATACCGATGATACGGGGCAGATCCTTCTAAAATCCGCGTCTAGTTCAGATGCCGATCACAGCTTCCTCGTCACCACCCAGAACGGCGACAAGTACTATTTCCAGGCGCAGGTCATGAGCTTCAAGGTCAACGTCGGCTCGGTCGACCAGATCACCACCGCCACCGTTACGCTGGAACTCACCACCAATTCTGCCGGTGTGGGCATCGTTGAAGTGCTCGCGCCCTGATCCCTGACACCCTGACGGAGTTATCCCATGTTTGACATCACGACCCTCGCTGCAACCGACACGTCCACCGTGGAACTCGTCGGCGGCGACGACGCCCCGCTCTTTGATGACAAGGGCAAGCGGCTCTCTATTACGGTCTACGGCCCGGGCTCGAAGGTCTACCAACGCGCGCAGGCCCGCCAGCAGAACCAGCTGATGGACAAGATCAAGAAGCGCGGGAAGATGGACCAGTCGGCCGAGGAAAAGCTCGCCGAACAGGCCGATTTTCTGGCCGCCTGCACGGTCAGCTTCAACGGCTTTGCCTATCCGCCCGCTGAAGGGCTGGAAGGTCAGGAGCTGTTCCGCAAGGCCTATGCCGATCCCTCGATCGGTTTCATCGCCACCCAGGTTGCCGCTCACATCAATGACTGGGCAAATTTTACGAAGAGCTCGGGGCAGAGCTGAGCCTCTATGTCCGGCAACTGGCGTGGCTGGGCACAGCGCCAAAGCCGCGCTCACCCAAGCAGGCCAAACCCGACGCTGACACCGAACTGCTGACCCGGCTGCAGCGGATGGCCATCGACGATCTCACCCCCGACTTTCCGCCGATCCGCACCCCATGGGTGATCGACTGGCTGATGGAAGTGGGCCCAACCGATCCCGGTGCGATGGGCGCAGTGCCCATCTCATGGGGCTCGATAAGCCAATGGCAGCAATGCATGGGGCTAGACCTGCCGCCCTGGCTGGTCCGCCTGCTGCGACGCCTGTCTGTGGAGTTCGTCGCCGAAACAGTCCGCGCCCGCGAGCCGGATTGTCCGCCGCCCTGGACCGCCACGTCCGTTCTCAACCGTGATGAAGTTTCCCGGAAAGTGACCAACGCCTTCCGGGCGCTGATGATGTCGAAGGAGCCTGCAAAATGAAGGCCGGCACCCTCGAGATTGAGATGATCACCAATGTTGCCCGGCTCCAGAAGGAGATGGCTGACATCAAGCGGTCGGTTGCAGGCGCCATGGGGGAAGTGGCGGCTTCGTCAGCTCAGGCGGATAGGGCCATTGAGGCCGTCGGCTCGCGCGGAATGACCCGCATGGGCGGCTCGGCAAAATTGGCCGGCCATCAGATGCAAAATCTCGTCTACCAGCTCAACGACGTGGTGGTCAGCCTATTCTCAGGCCAGAAGCCGATGACCGTGTTCATGCAGCAGGGCAGCCAGATCGGTCAGATCGCCATGCAGGCTGGTGTCGGGATCGGCGGCATGGCCCGGGCACTGCTGGGGCTGGCTGCAAGTGCGGCAGCGACTGCGCTCACCAACCCCTATTTGCTGGCGGCAGCCGCTGCCGCAGCCCTCGCGTTCGGCGCGTTCAAGATGTTCCAGTCCAGTGTTAAACAGTCGGGCGAGCTCGACAAATATGCCGCTAGCCTTGGGCTCACCGCCAAGGAGATGGAGAAGCTCGGGCCGGTCGGGATCACGGTCGGCGACACCATGAAGGGTTTGTGGACCACCGTCTCGGACGGGCTCAACCTTGGGCCTGTCTTCTCCACCCTAAAAGATTGGGCGATCGTAGCCTTTGAAGCGATCCTTCAGGTCGGCAAATATGCTGTCGCGATCCTATATGCTGGCTGGGTCGGCGGGTTCAACGCGATCCGGATCCTCTGGTCGTCGCTGCCTGGCGTGATCGGTGAAGCAGCCATAGGCGCTGCCAATCTCGCTATCGCGGGCATCGAATATCTCGCCAATAAGGCGATCGCCGCGCTGAACTGGCTGGCACACTGGGTCAACCCGGTGCTCGACCGGGTGGGCCTTGCCACCATCGGTCAGATCGAGAGTGTGGCGCTGCCCCGATTGGAAAACAGCTTTGCTGGATCGACGGCGCGGATGAGCGCTCAGGTCCGGGACGAGTTCACCTCGGCCTTTGGCGATGCCATGGGAATGATGGACGCCTTTTCTGCACAGTGGCGGGAGAACAGCCTGAAAGCTGCCCGCGAGCGCCTGGCTGCAAGTGCGGCTGAGATCCGCGGTGATCGCCCGGACCGGGCTGGTGCTGGCCGTCAGTCTCGCGAAGCAAGCGAGGCCGAGCGTGCTCTCCAGGCTGCCAGAGACTTTGCTGCCAATCTCGCGCTCGAGACCGCCAAGATCGGCAAGACGCCAATTGAGATCAAGCGCATGGAAGTCGCCATGGCGGCGCTGAAGGCGCCCACTGACGCGGCACGCATCGCTATTCTCGAAGCTGGTGAGGCCTGGGAACGGACAACCCGCGCGTTCGCCGCGTCTGAGTTCCTGCGCCAAACGGTCGCCCCGCTTGAACAGCAGGTCGCACTTCTGGGCCAGTCCGCGCGGGCGCAGGCAGTCGCCAATCTTGAGGCGGAGCGCGAGCAGATTGTGCTCGAACGCGGCGCCCAAGCTTGGGAACGATATCGGGCTGCACGCACCCGCCTGATGGAGGCTGACTTTGCGCAAAGCGACCAGGAACAGTTTCTCAAGAGCCTCGACGACATGGTCTCGGCCACTGAAGCTGCGGCTCAGGGCATGGCCGATGCTTTCGGTTCAGTTGGCGGGGCGATTGGCGGCATCACCGTCGAGATCACCCGTTTTGCCTCTGCGCAGGTGGCCGCTGCTAGCCGCGTCGCCGATGCAGAGCGTGAATATGGAAGGTCCGCGTTACAGTACGCGGATGCGCGCACGGCGCAGGCTTCGGCTGAGATCAACCATTATGGCAATCTCGCCTCGGCAGCGAAGGGCTTCTTCAAAGAAGGCTCCGAGGGCTTCAAAGCCATGGCTGCCGCCGAGAAGGTGTTCCGCGCCTTTGAACTCGCCATCGCGATCAAGAACGCAGCAGTGAAAATCGGCCTGATCGGTGCGCAGACCGCGGCCAAGGTCACCTCCGATACGGCTATGGCGGTCTCCGACACCGCGCGGGCCGGCGTCGAACAGGGCAACTCGATCATTACAACGGGTATCAAGGCGGTTGAAGCCGTGGTCAACGCCATTCGCTCACTGCCGTTTCCGCTTAACATTGCCGCAGGGGCCGTCACCGCAGGCGTCATCGCCTCGCTCGGCATCGCAATTGGCGGAGCTTTTGGCGGCGGCGGTGCCAAGCCCACGCCTGCCAATGACGGCACCAGCACGGCCTTCGGCGATAGCGCGGCAAAATCCGAAAGCATTGCCAAGGCCATCGATCATCTGCGCGAGGTCGACACGCTGACCATGCGCTATTCTGCTGCCATGCTGGCTTCGCTGAAAAGCATCGAGGCCAACATTGGCGGGCTTACCAACCTCATCATCCGCACCAATGGCATCGAAGGCTCTGCCGTCGGCATCCAGACCGGCACCAAACTCACCGGACTTTTGGGAACGGCCAATTCGATGCTGACTGGCATCTCCAACTTTTCCAGCAGCAAGACGGGCTCGCTGATTGGTGCCGGCATCGGGATGGCGATCGCGGGGCCGATTGGCGCTGCCATTGGCTTCCTGGGCGCCAAGCTGCTGGGCGGTCTCGGCAAGGTCCTTGGCAGCATCGTAGGCGCTCTGTTTGGCACCAAGACCAGCATCGTTGGCCAGGGCATTTATGGCGGCGCGCAGGCGCTCGGTTCGATCATGTCGGGCGGTTTTGACGCTAGCTATTACTCCGACATCAAGAAGACCAAGAAGTTCCTCGGGATCAGTACCGGCTCGAGCTACTCCACCCAGTACACCGCGGCAGACGCCGAACTCGAGCGCCAGTTCAGCCTGATCTTCGAAGGCTTCTACGGCGCGATCTCGGCGGCTGCCGGCCCGCTGGGCCTTTCGCTCGGCGAGGTGCAGTCGCGCCTTTCTGGATTTGTGGTCAACATCGGCAAGATCGATTTGAAGGGCCTGACCGGGACCGAGATCCAGGAGAAGCTGACCGCCGTCTTCGGGGCTGCCGCCGACAATCTTGCCCGGACTGCGGTGCCAGGGCTCGAGCAGTTCCAGAAGGTCGGTGAAGGCTATTTCGAGACGCTGGTGCGGGTTGCCTCCAGCATCGAGGCGGTGACCAGTACGCTCAGCCTTCTGGGCACCTCGGTTGAGGGTCTGAGCCTCAGCGCCAAGATGAACCTCTTCGACCTGTTCGGCTCGGCCAGCGACATGGCGTCTGCCGCAGGTGAGTATTTTGCTCTCTATTACACCAAGGCCGAACAGGCCTCGGCGCAGACCGCGCAGATGGCCAGGGTCTTTGACAGCCTAGGGCTTGCGCTGCCGCAAAGCATCGCGGGCTTCCGCGCGCTGGTTGAAGCGCAGGACCTTACCACCGTATCTGGACAGGCAGCTTACGCAGCGCTGATCCAGTTGGCGCCGGCGTTCGCCGATCTGGTTGGTGCTGCGCAGGATGCTGCCAGTGCCGCTGCCATTCTTGATGAGCGGTTCTCACTCGAGCGGCGGATCCTGGAACTTCAGGGCGATACTGCAGCGCTGCGCGCGCTCGACCTTGCCCAGATCGATATGTCTAACAAGGCGCTGCAGGAACAGGTCTGGGCGCTTGAAGATCAGCAAAAGGCAGCCGATGACGCCGCCAATGCCGCGGAACAGCTTCGCAATGCATGGGCCCAAATCACCGATGGACTGATCGCCGAGATCAAGCGGATCCGGGGCGTGATGAGCGATACGCCGACAAACTATGCCGTGGCCCTTGCTGCGTTTAACAACGCCTCGATGCTGGCGCGTTCGGGTGACCAGGAAGCAGCCAAGGCGCTGCCGGGCTTGAGCCAGGCTCTGCTTTCGGTCGCAGCCAACACCGCACGGTCGGCAGAAGATCTGGGCCGGCTTCAGGGCCTGACCGCGGCAAGCCTCGAACAGACATTGGCGATCATCAGCCAGGCGAGCGGAACGGAATCCGGCGCTGCGACATCTGCCGCCACCACGCCAAGCTGGTGGGAGCAGTTCACTGCCAATCAGATGGGTACGCCAAGCATTCCGGCCAACGACGGCCAGAGCGCGATGATCGATGAACTCAAGGCGCTCAGGCAGGAGGTGTCTGACCTGCGCGGCGAACAGCGGATAGCTGCAGCCACGATCGCGTCGGGAACGAGCAAAACAGCCCGCATTCTGGAGCGGGTCACGCCTGATGGTGATGCCATTTCCACTAGGTCGGCGGCATGAAGCTGATCCGCCCGACCGCGCTGACGGACGCTATGCTGTCAAGTAGCACAGCGCCTGAGAATGACTATGCTGCTTGGGGCTCTGGCACAGCCTATGCAGTAGGTGCCCGGGTCATCCTGACTGCGACCCACCGGCGGTACGAGGCCTTGGCTACATCAACCGGGGTCAACCCAGCCAGCGATCCGACCAAGTGGCTCGACATTGGCCCGACCAACCGCTGGGCGATGTTTGATCAGCGCGTTGGCACAGCAACAACCCGGGCAGGGTCGTTGCACGTGGTTCTGGCGCCCGGGGCTACAGATGGCGTTGCTCTGATCGACACCAATGCGGAAAGCGCTACGGTGACGCTGACAGTTTCTGGGGCACCGCTCTATACAAAGACCCAGAGCTTCAATGCTGGCGGCAATGCTATCGACACCTGGTTTGCCTGGTTCTTCGAACCACTGGGCCAGAAAACCAATATGTTGTTTCTCGACGTGCCTGTTTACGAAACCGGCGTCCTGACCGTTAATATGACCCGTGATAATCCGGCAGATCAGGTTTCCTGTGGGACGCTGCTGGTGGGCCGCCAATTTGACATTGGTGAAACCGAGCACGGGGTGGACATCGGCATCATCGATTATTCGCGCAAGGAGACCGACCAGTTTGGTGCAACCTCGGTGGTCGAGCGTGCCTTTGCCAAGCGCATGACCGCGCGTGTGGTTATGCAAACCTCGGCAATTGATGATGTTCACCGCACACTTGCCGCAATTCGTGCAACGCCCGTTCTTTGGATTGGCTCGGAGGGCTTTGAGAGCCTTACCGTATTTGGTTTTTACAAAGAGTTTTCGATCGATCTTGCATACCCGACCGTCAGCTACTGCAGCTTGACCATTGAAGGCCTGACCTGATCCTTTTTGCCTGATTTAACCTTGAAGGGTATCCCATGCCTATAACCGATCTGCCAACGCCGCCCACAAGGGCGGACGCGGCAAACTTTAACGCGCGCGCTGATGCATTCCTTGGAGCGCTGCCGACTTTTGCAGCCCAAGCCAACGCGCTTGCGGTTGAGGCTAACGGCTATGCAAGCAACGCATCTGCAAGTGCAGCTACTGCAGTCAATGCGCCTGGTACCAGTGCAACCAGCACGACCTCGTTAGGGATTGGCGCTGGCTCCAAGTCCTTGACGATCCAAACAGCCAAAGCCTTCGTGGTGGGGCAGTGGGTCACCGTCACCAACACGGCGGCGCCGGCCAACTGGATGCATGGCCAGATCACCGCCTACAACAGCGGCACTGGAACGCTTGTTGTCAGCGTCTCTGCGACT